CCGATGGTATTTCCCAGAGATCGATGCGCTTTCAGCAACGTTGACGGCGTTGACCTTGCCCCGGAGAGGCGATCCGCGTTCCTCAAGCGTATCCACCACACCGGCGCCGTAGCCGATCACGTCGATACAGATTTCCTCTGGCCGCAGATCCGTTGTGGTGCGGCGGTACTCGTCAATGATCCGCCCCGCGATCTGCGTCGTGCTCAGGTTCCGCCAGATCGTTGGTGCTTCGAGGACGACGTTGCCCTGCCGCTTCATCAGGACTGTTCGATCATCCCCGAAGCGGGAAACGTCTAACGACCAGACCGGCCATACCGCGTTGGCCTCGACCTTGCGGCCTCTCGCGGGTTCGATGAGTTCTAATGGGATAACGGTGTCGTCATCCTTTGTGGGGAACTCGCCTTCGACACGGACCCGATAACGGTTTGAATCCTTGCCATAGGCGTTGATGATATCTTCGATGTGCCCTCTGGCTCGGGGGACATCTTCGCTCGATACGCGGCGGCATTTCCAAGTGTTGCGCAGCTTTTTGTGAGTATCCGCGAAAAACCCGCTTGTTCGCGTCGGGTTCGAGAATAGAACTGCCATAGCCCCTTCAGTCGAAAGCGAGCCTTGCGCTACTTCGAACACGATGTCGGGAATGCCACTCGCTTCATCTACAAGATACAAAACGTGCTTCGCATGCACACCTTGCATGGCCTCCGGGTTCGACTTGGAAGCCGTGCGGCGAACGACAAACGACATCTCCGGTTGCGCTTTGACGTAGAGCCGTTCCTCGTCGATCTGGATTTGCTGTCTAAGCGGAGCCGGCAGCCTCTGTGCCCACTTGCGCAGCTCAGGCCAAACGTTGTCGCGCAACTGATCCTGCGAAGCGCCCGTAATCACGCATTTTGCGTCGTAGTGGCACAACGCGAACCAGATCGCCAAAGACGCGATCATCATCGTCTTTCCGCATCCATGACCGGAGCGGATCGAATGGCGCGGGCTGCTGTGGAACTCTTGCAGAAACTCTGTCTGCCATTTCTCTAGCTGTGGTTCGCTATCGGGGTTCGGCGCGCCATAGGGTAGGATATTGAGAACTTCTGTTACGAACAGATAGACGTTCTTGTGGCTGTTCAGCCAGGCATCTGCCCATGCCTCAGTCGGAGCCGCAGATGCTTTAGCCGTCATAACGGCCTGTAAAGTCGGGATTGGTCTCCCAGAAGCTCTTATGAAGCCCCGCCCGCTCGTCTGCGTAATGTACCTTGTGCACCGCGTTCCTCGGAAACGCTCCGTGAGGCAAATGCGCCTGATACGGGCCTAGGCCTTCCGGTGAAAACCAGCGAACTGTGAACCCACTCTCATCGATGTTGATGACCTCGACGCGGCGCGGTCCATGAGGAGTCGGAAGCTGTACGAAAGCTCCGACGTGTAAATCGTCCGATCTCATGCGTGCATCTCCGCAGGCTGAGCATGACCGTTGGTTTTCGGCTTCACGACCGGCTTAGCCTTGGCAATCTTCAGTTCTGGATTCTCTGCCGTGTAGTTGTCGGTCAAAGCCTCAACCCATCCGACCATCCGACCGAGTTCCCACGTCAGCGCTCGGCGTGACATCCCAGACGGAAACCGCATCGTCTTGAACGAATGACCAATCACCAGATCAAGCGTGCAGCCGGTCCATTTGTACTGACCTTTCTTGAAACCGAGCAGGGCTAAGGTGGTCTCGATCTCTTGGCGGATTGCTGCGCGCTTCATTGGGATGGCTCCGTGTGCGTTCCACCGCCGACCCTTTGCCAAAGGTTTGCGAACGCTTCAGTGGCGTCGTGCTTGACTTCCGTCTTGTCGCGCCAGTTCTTTGGATCGCGGTTCTTTAGCCAGAAGATGCAGGCCGTGGTGTCAGGCGCTACCTTCTCACGGTAAGGCACGATGACCGGGCTGCCCTCGTATTGCATGATCTTGATGGTGTCGTGCTCGAAGCCGACGGCCTTTTGATACAACGCGCGCTCGACCCGGCCGTCTGCGACAGCTTTGGCGCTCTTTACAGAGAGAAAAAACTCAGGATGTACAGACGCCCAATTCGAGATGGTGCGCGTCGTAACCTTGAAGAAATCGGCTAAATCCGCATCGGTCGCGCCGTTCTCACAGAGGACCTGTGCTTTTTTCGCAAACTCCGGCTTGTATTTCGTAGGGCGACCGCCAGGATGTGGGGGTTTTTCGTCTTCGTGCTCAGGCGGATCAAGAACCGGATTAACGGCTTCGACGTCTTCCGTCTCGCCTTTCGACCGGCGCTCCGCTCGGTCTGCTGCAGCTTTGATCGACGGCTTCGACTTACGAGGCTTGCGGGCCATTGTTAGTGCCCCCGCCGTGCCCGGGTCGGACGCACAGGGTCCTCATCCTGGGCCGTGCCATTCATTGCCGCGTCCTGCCCATCAAAACGAGCCAGTGCTTCAAGGTCTGCAATGAGGTATGCAATCGTTCCTGGATCGTAGGAGGCTGACTGCATGTCCTGGATGGCCTGCTGAACCCGTGTTCTGAGCCGGATGCGGGCGCCGTTCAACTGATCGTCCGTCAGGTTGACGCCCTGGTAGTTGTTCATGCAGAATCCCCATCTTCGATAAAGCTGATGCGATAGCCCTGGCCAAAAGCGACAAGGCTCTCGCCGTAAATCACCGGACTGTCCTGTGTGGCGTCTCTGGTGGTGGCGTTCTTCGTTGAAATCTCGTACCGAACCCGCTTCCCGGCCTCGACCTCGACCATGACCATGTTGGCGTGCTGGCTCGTTGAGAGATCCGTTCCCGTCGCTGATGCCGTGGTATCAACGGTCAGTGTCTCTTGGTTGAGGTAGGGCATTTTCGGCAGCCAAATGGCGTTTTCCGAGTTCCTGCCGCCGTAGGAGGAAATCGCCCCGGCGATCATTCCCTCAATCGCGAAGCATCGCACCTTGACTGACATAGGCCCCTCGTTCAGAGTGTGTGTGAAAGAACCAGCGGCCGGCGCCATCCCCATGAGCATCCGGCCGCCAGTGAGCGCCGCCCCGTCACATCTCTCAGGTGTCCAAGCCTGAATGACGTGGGTTCAGAGCAGCAAATCAATTCAGATCAGAAAGCAGCCTGCCGTCTTCCGCAGGGAGAGAACCCACGGCCAGGACGATCCAACGCCTCTGAGAGTTACAGGCCCGTGCCAGAGGCGCGACGGCAGGTTTTCGAACCGGCCTAACCAATCATCCAGATCAGCCAGAAGCTCATCAGCGTAACAACAAGCCCAAGCCAAAAGGACGGGCTGGTGTAGATGTCTCGCATGGTGGCCTCGCTGGAATAGCTTCCAGCACGTCCTACAGTGACCGCAACGAAAGCCCCTCTTTTGCTTGAAGCGGGTGTGGGCTGTTGCCGGTATTGTTGGGATGCTGAAATGCAAAAAGCCCGAGAGCTTTTCAGCTTCCGGGCGC